AGTTGATATTTGCGTTTGCTATTATATTTGATAAAAATGTTTTTTCTCCTCCTATTGTCTGTGCGCCTGTTGTATAAACAGTATTGGCCCACGCTGTTCCGTTGTAAATATCATTTGTATTTGTTGTTGTATTATAAACCTGCAACCCCGTAGCTGGGGACGCAATGGCGTTGCGTTGTGTTGTGGTCATGCGTGGGAATAGAACGCCTTTGGTAGTACTTTCTACGTCTAAAACTGCGGAAGCATTTTGTGCAGTAGCAGCACCTACTTTTAAAGTAGATTGTATTCTGCCAGTACCATTTACATCAAGTTTAAAACCCCCATCTGTTGTTGTACCAATTAAAAAATTACCGTTAGAATTAATTACTTTAAACAATGAAACCCCAGGAAAACTTGCATTTGCATTACTTATAATAAAACCTGTTGCATCAACGCCTAAACCCATTGCGTGAACACCAGGAACAATAAAATTAAACCCAGGCCTTGAACTATGTGAATATTCGTATAGTAACCCATCTGTTCCAGTAGTGGTCATGGTTAGCCACGAATTTGCTGTAGTTGCTCTATTAAATTTAAAACTTACTGAACCAGTACCATCACCAAACTTGTTTACAAAACTTCCGCTTGTGGCTGTTATGTCTACTTTAGCTTGTGGTGTTGTAACTCCTATTCCTAATCTTTTGTTTGTGTTATCCCAAAAGTAATTCGCGTTGTCTTGCGCTAATACGCCACCCGTTCCAGCGAATAAAGCACTCCCAGCCGTTGCACTTGTTATACTGCCACCGATAGCCATTCCACCACCCCCTGCCCCTACACTATCCTTCGCAGCGTAACGTGTGCCGTTACTCAGTACAAGTATTGTGCTATCCCCTCCAGCGTTTTTACCGTAGGATGAAACGGTAACAGCCTTTACAGCTTTTTTTACATTGCCATTTGCTCCAATTACTAACATACTATCTGTAGCTAAAATTGCATTTGTTAAACCTTCAAGTTTTAGAACTGAAGTATCTGAACCTACTACATCCAAAGCTGCTGATTGAATTTCTCTATTAATACCAAATTTAAAAGTATTATCATTATTAATAAAATATGCTTTGTTTTCATTTGGTCTTATCACTAATCTACCGCCGTCATAATTATTTGATAAATCACCTATTAAAATATTTGAATTGTTCAATGCGGCAGCAATCATATTATTATTATCTTCTTGACCAAATAGTAATAAATCACCGTCAAAAGTTAAATTGGGGCTACTTGTAAGCAAATTACTTGCATCACCAAAAGCAATTTCTGTAAAAGGCAATGCAGGAACACCGCCAATACTATCCTTCGCAGCGTAACGTGTGCCATTAGAAAGTACAAGTATTGTACTATCGGCTGTAGCGTTTTTGCCGTATGAGGAAACGGTAACACCACCCCCTACAGGCTTTATCCACGCCCTACCGTTCCACACATACACACTTGAATCGCTTTTGTTAAATCTTATTTGCCCCGTATCTTGACCGCCGCTGATGTTCTTTAAATTGCCCAATCCCGATGGAATGGTTAACACTGAATCAAAACGCGCACGGCTAAACTTATAGCCTGGTTGTGCCATGTTTTGATAAATTTGCCCGAATGATGTTTGAGCAATAAGTAATAAAATAAATACTAAGTAGTTGGTGCATCGCATGCTGTAAAAGTTGAAAAGGTTTTTAGATTAATGTTAAATGTTACCCCTGCCAAATAATCTTCGTACTGGTCGGTAGCCACATTGTAAGTTATGCTTTCATCTATAATATAAGGATTGTTTCCTACGTTTAACAAATTGATAATGTCGTTTGCTACGCCTAACATATCGCTAACAACATCGCTTTCGTATTTGTACTCTTGGCCGCTTTTGTCCAAAAACCAAAACACAATGTTGAAATCATTATCATGGCCTTTGTTAATTGTTCCCGAATTTACAAAGTAAAAAGCAGCTGGAAACAGTGCATCAGTTGTTCGGTTTAACCACTCCTGTGGTCTTACCATTTTTACTGTCTGCAGCATCCGATGTGATTCCAACACATCCCCTATTGTTTTTTTGACTTCGTTGTATGTCATTGTTTTTCTTTTGAACTGCGAAAATGTACTCTTTTTTGTACGCGCCTTTTTTCATATTATCTGTATAAGAATATAAAGTTTTCGCCACCCACACCAATCACATCGCCCGTTGGTAATGTAACAACACCGCTAACAATCTGAATAAAGTCGGGGTTTGATGTTGTTGATGTTGTAACCACTTTGCCCAATCCCGAACGAGTACAAGCTAACACAACACGCCCAATAAGCTGCGGTATTGTGAAGGTACTTATACCAGCCGCCGCTGTGTAGTATATTGGTAATGCGTTTGCATCGCTGCCACCGTTGCCGTATTGTTTGCCATCTTCCGGTTTGAAGTATCTACCCAAAAAGATAGGCGATGTGTAAGCGCGGGTAACCGGAAAGATTACATCAACACCACTGCCAGGGTTAAGGTAAGTGTAGTGCTTTTGGTAGTTTTCCTGTAGGTACTTAATCATGCGGGTTGCATAATATTCGCCGTGCTTTTTATAGCGTTCTTCAAGTAGTTCCAAATCCCCACGGCTCGGTGTGTTGCTTTCTTCAGCACTCTTTTGCAGGAACCCTTTGCTAAATAACTGATACCCCATTCCGATAGGTAGCATGGCCATTGTAAACCAAATGATAGTATCAGTAACGTAATCGTTTAACAAATCTAATTCATCGGCGTTCAAATTGTTTGCAACGATTCCCTCTTGCAAACGTAAATACAAACCGCTTCCCAAAATAGGCTGCACTTGTTGATCCTGTGCTAACTTTATGAACGGCTTTACGGCTGTAAAATCTATGGCCGCCGACATCGGAAGCCTTGCCTTTAAAGTCTTTTCAGTTATAAATAATACGTTGTTGCTCATTTCTTTCTTATTACAATGTTAGCTTTCCATGTGTGTCTGCAAAATGGCCGGTGTTCGCCGTTCGGTAATGTAAACCAACCGCCGCGCCTATCCCAAACAGAATACCCCAAACGCTTGCTTATATTCTCAATATCAACGCGGCTGTATATTTTATTCAATTCTAATAAACGTGCGCAAAATGGGCGGTTTCTGTCATCCTGTGGCCCTTCGTACGAGTAACGAACTAATACCTGTGTAACCGATGGCTTTTGGTCTGTAATCTTTGACAATGGTTGCACAAGTTCTCGAACGATAATAGTGTCCGCGCCCTCTTGCTGTGTTGATACTGAAATTAACCCAGCTTTCTCAATCGCTTTCAATACAGCGTTCACACTGCGTAATTCAACGCCCAATACATCCGCTAAAACATCGGGCGTTATACGTTTGTCCTTACTGATTAAGTCCATCACATTTGCCTGTAATTGCGTTAAATCAACTTGTTCGGCAAAGTACATCGCTTCCCTTGCTGGCTCACTATGCACAACCTCATAATCGCTTGAATCACATCCACACGCAGCAAACTCTTGCAGTAACATTTCATCTTCCGCTTCCGAACTAAATTTCAAATCGTCAGTTGTAGGATCGTCATCTAAGCCTAAGTATTGGTTAATCTGGTCATCGGTAAACCCGAACGCCTGTAATTGTATTGCGGCTTGCTGCTTTGTTAGTTTGCCCTGTGAGAACAAACGCACGATGCGCATAAGTTGCTGTTGTTGGCGGCCCGTAATATTTACAAGGCTGCTATTTAATTGCGTTTCTGTTTCCGGTGTTGGTAATGGCATACTTCCGTCAGTAACTCCAGTTGATGGTATTAAACCAGCAAGGCTTCTAATCTCATCGGCTGTCATTGATTCCAAAACCTTATTTGCAACGAGCGGACTAAGCGCGTTAATGTTATCACTAATAACTTGTGCCTGTGTTTTAATTGATTGGTCAAGCGGCTCCTTACCCATCAATTCGCGAATCTCATCTTTGCTTAAATTCTGTGAAATAATGGCCTCACTAAACTCAAACCCTAACGGCTCAACTGGTACAATAACCATTTCAATCGGCTGTGCTGTGTATGACTTCAACCATGTAAAGTTCATGTCATGTATCATTTGCCTTTTGGCCACATAAGTATTGTTGAAAATCTCGTATGCTTCGCGAATCTCATTACGGCCGCCTAATTGCCCCTCGGTCTTTATTCCAAATAATGATGGCGATGTAATTTGATGGCCAGCAAAAATCTCTTGTTGTACAAGGTTGTTGATGTTTGTAAAATCTTCCTTCGTTAAAATGGACTGCCCAAGCGGTACAATGTCAGCACTGTTTTCTTTGCTGTTGTTAAACATTATAACCGTGCGGCGGCCATCGGCTCCCGTGAATTTCTTTAACACCGCCTTTTCAATCTCTTCTTTCGCATCTTCATCGGGTGGGTTGCCGTTGTTCAAATTGATTAACGTGCTACCGACAAAACCTTGATTAGCATTGCCTAAAATGTGGCGGCCTATCTGCACATCGCTTTCAATATAGTTCAACGCTTGTTGATACCCAGGAATAGGATAATATTGCGCTTGTGGGTTGTACTGCTTATAAACGAATATTTGTGTTTCATTAGGAGTTGATGGATCAAAAACGGGATATTCGCGAACCTTCTCTTTGTTATCGTTCCAATCTTTTTTTACATAAATCTTTGCACCGCATACGCTGATTCTGCAATTCTTAAAAGGTATGTGAAAAACGCTGGCAATTTTGCCTAACTTATTGTAAACGATTTGCAGATAGTAACCGGCGTGAATCTCATCGTCAAGGATTGCTTTTTCTGCAATCTCGTTCCACGTTTCGCCCTGCTCGTTTGCCTTTAATTTACCTGCATCGTCGGCAAACCCTTTGCCTAAAATATAGCCAGCTTTGCCGCGTACAATAGCACCGTGTTTTGGACTTTCATTGTAAAGGCTCAAAATGTATTCGGGATAGTTATTGAGCAAACCAAACTCCACAAAACCCTTAGTCCTGTTTTCGGTAAACTTAGGTTGTTGAGCCTGGTCAAACTTTAATTCTATAAATTTATATTTGCTCATGAGAAAGTTTTAAAAGTATTATCTTGACCGTCAAACACCGAATCCGCTGCATCCGCTACATCGTTAAGTTGTAAGTAACCCTCCTCAACCATGTTCAACCCCGTTTGGTTTGTGTTGCTGCTACTTGCCTGTTCAAATATTTGATATGACCAAAGGCCTGCATCTTCATTTGCAAAGAATGTATTTACAACGATTGTTGAAATATCGTAACGCGCCGTTGTGCTATTATTCGTTGCAACAAATTTAACTATATTTTCGGTAACATTGTTAGTACATACAAAAAGAAAATAAGGGTTAGTCAGTACCGCTAACTCGGTGCCGGTGTAGATAATCTGCTGCGTTTGTCCTTTTTGTAAAGTTAGCATAATTTAAAAAACCCGACTTACATCGGTCGGGTTTCATTTTAATTTCTTTGTAAATTCTTTTAAGTTCCTGGCACTTCAAGTGCTGCTGCTACTGCGCTTGATACTACAAGGAAGTCCTCACGTTCTACGCTTGTAAAGGTTAACAGATAACCGTTACGATCTCCTGCGGCTGTACCAGAACCACCTTCTGAAGTGTCAAGTAACAAACCAAACTCTTTACCAAACATACGGTATGTACCATCCATTTCTTTGGTAA